TATAAGTTTCTACACCTGATCGAGACATTCTCTGTGTCTCCCATCCAAGATCTACTATTTGATCCTGGATCTCTGCTAATTTTTTACTTGTTATTACTGCCATTATGAATTGGTATTTAAAATTGCGTAAATATTATCTATACATTCGCCATCACTTGGTGGCTCTTCGTTTGAGTCGGCCTCGTATTCTACCAGGTCCATGATCGCCTCAATTACTCTCATCATTCCGAAGCCTTCTGCTTTTTCTGTAGAGTTTCCGCTGTCTAATAATTCCTGGGCTTGTTCCTTTAGGCTGTAACGATTTGGGGTGACCTCCTCTTTGTCTTCAACCCAAGGACATGCTTTATTGTATAGAGAGAGAGCAAGAGTCTTATCGCCTATAGCGGTCATAAGAATATTTAATTCACCTCTTTGTGCTCTACCTCTTCTATAAACTCCAGGATCTTCTGATCTTTCGAAGTGCCAATCGTGAGAGGTTAACGCTTTTTGTAATTTAATGATCGCATTTAATTTTGCTTGAACAGTTTGCATGATTTTCATTTTTAAGTTATACAAAGACGCTTCGCAGCGTTTCGCCTGGATCTCACAGGCTCATCAGTTTGTTTATCCCAGGTATCCAAAACTTGCGTTAGGATCTACACCTTCTGTTACCAGGTGAAAGATTAGCATTGTGAATGATACAGCCCATATTGTGAATAAAGATCCTAGAATGGCTGTCGTTACGGTTGATTGAATTTTGTTTAACATTGTTTTTCAGTTTAAATTATTAATTGATTATTTGTTGTAGTTCATTAAGTTGATTAGATCAGATTGTTTCTCAATAAGATCCATGGCTTGAATTAATGCCGCACCTAGAACAACGATTGCTATTCCAACTACTGTTGCGACTAGTACTGATTTTAATTTTGATTTTGACATTTTGTTTGTTTTAAATTATTTGACAATGACGCTTCGCAGCGTTTCGATCATAAAGATCTCTTCAGATTGCCTAGTATAATTCGTTTGTTACTTCTTCGCCTATTATATATGCAATCATGTTTACAGTAGTTTCCGCATTGTCGTAAGTTCTTACAGCATCATCACCAAAATTTTCTCTCTCGTAGTTCTGTACAAATGCGATTGCCTCAAAAGAATCAATGTTGTGTTTTTTTAACCATTGGCTACAGTTGTAATAACCGATTAAATAATAATCATTGTTAAATGCTTCCTGGTGTAGGTCGTTATCATCGCTATTCCATTTAACATCGTTGTTATCAGCGATAAAATCATTTAAATACTCTCTAAGTTCAGTTTTGATTGTTTCAGTATACATTGTTTTCAGTTTAAATTATTAATCAGACATCCCGAAGGATGTTTCGCCTGGATCTCACAGGCTCATCAGTGATCTTATGCTTGTGCTATGATATTATCTAGAGTATCAGCAATTGCGTGTAGATCTCTAAGCATGAAAATATCATGAGAGTATAAGTTGTCTGCTTCTGCTCTAAGGTTCGTGTAGTAGTAACCATCGTAGATTCCGTAAAGAGAGTTAACCAGGTCAGATGCTCTGAAGCCTCCGTTACGTAAGTTGTTGATCGTTGTTTGAATGAAAGACATCATCATTGGATTGAAGTTTGAGTGTCTGTCGAATCTTTGTACTGTGTAAGAAATTGAATTTTGCATTTTGGTTTCAGTTTAAATTAATTAGTTATTAGTAATTGTTACTTCTCATGAAGGTTGCAAATAATGCGATTGGTATTGCTAGTGCTATTAAGATCATGGTTTTCAGTTTAAATGATTAATTTTCAGTTTGTTAGCGTTTTGGAGTGTCATACTCGCTGAACGATGGTACAAATATAACGCATTATTTTATTAACATCCAAATGTGAATAACACTTTTTTTTGTAAATAACTCCGTACAACCTGTAAAACCTAGGAAAAAAACTTTAAAAAAAATTTGAACGCATGTCCAAGCGGGGGGTAATTTATCCCATTGGGGGGTAATTTTGGTTACCTGGGAGAGGCTCGAACTCTCAACCTACAGATTAGAAGTCTGTTGTTCTATCCAATTGAACTACCAGGCAATGTGCTTTACATATGATCCATAACGTGTAAAGGTTTCAGGGTTTTCTTATCAGATCATTTTGGGGTGACCTTATAGAATTACTGTAGGGGAGTATAAAGATCACGTATAAGGTAATTGTATAATCTACGTAGTTGCGTCCTTCCATATATCGTAACACAAAACTGTTGGCCTTTGTACTCTTGCTTCTTGGTTAACCTATCAATGAACCCCAGTGCAAGTAGTTTCTTATGTTCCCTGTATACAGGATACTGATTGTCTTTACTACTCAACCAATCCATACGCTCGCATAGATCTATTACTTGCGGCATAGTATAAAAACTGAAGGACGATTTACATTCGCTCTCACGTATAGCACATGCAAGAAATACCATGACTGTTCTAGTCTGCAATTGGTGATCCAATGACTTAATGTATTTGTTGATTGCGTGTTGATGACTAAACAATTCTACTAGTTTTTTTGCTACGACCATGTCTTAATATTTTTGTTGGTTTTGTTTTGTTTCAAAATCTTCAGGGCATTGCATCGTTAACGTAACGACATGCATTTTTTTAATCGCCACATGCAATTGGTTTCCCTTCCTGATCAAATCACCAGGAAAAATGTTCACCTGGCTAATAATTTGAGCATAGAACAATGTAAATGCCTGTGTATCAGTGGGTATGGGTGGGTTGTTGCTAGTCCTACATGGACTAATTTGGCCATTTAATCGCATTTTGCCAGGGTACCCAGTTCCTCTTTCCCAGTCTCCCATTTTGACTCTGGCCCCCATATGTTAGGTGTTATACCACAGAAACATCTACAATGACGTTCTGAGCAAATATAAGAAACTTAAATTAAATTTTAGTGGTAATATATCAGGACTATTTTTAACAGGCCTTAAATCCTTTAAAATGCAATTCATTAAAAAAAAGATGTATAATATTAGTTTAATTTAATATACTAGTGTATTATATATTATATATATATTATATATATTATACTATATATAGTTGGCTAGACAATTTGTCTACCTAGGCTAGCCAGTATGTCCATCAGTGCATATTTCTGTGAATATCTTTCTTTGCATAATCAATGAACTATCGTTCATATTCTATTATCTTAGCAACAATGGATATGATTGGCCAAAAAATAGCGGTTAAAATAACTAAAAAATACAATGATACGGTTGAGTTTTCTACAGGGAAACTTTATCTAGATGTTTCCTGGACCCCGGAGCAACATGTTACAATCTGTGGAAGTGTCGTGGCTTTGCCTAGAGGGGAGTGGTGCAAAAATACAAGAGGAGACTTTTTAAAGCAAGAGTTAGAGATAGGTGATAAAGTCTATTTTAATTATTTGACAGTACAGGAAGACAATCTGGTATTTGGGGAAAAGGACATTTACCTTGTTGATTTAGAGGAATGCTTTTGCTTTTTGAGAGGGGAAAGTTTAACCGCTATTTCCAATCATGTTTTAATTGAGCCAATAATGATCGAGGAAATGGTTGGTTCTATTTATGTTGGGGTACCCACTCGTAGTGAAGAAGAGGGTAACTTAAGGTTTATAGGTAACCCAGTTAAAGGTCAAGATGAATTAGGCTTAATTAACGGAGACATGGTACGATTTCATGAGAGAAATTCATTTCTTAATACGATCGAAGGAACAGATTACTACGTAATGAAACAGGACGACATATTAGGGAAGATTCTAAATGGAGGAAATTTATAAAATACCAGAGTGTATTTTTGAACACGCAAGATTATACGTTGACACTCGTGTCATGGCAAACCGAGACCATTATAAAAAACTTTATTGGAAGTCTAGAAGTTACAAATACAAGCATCCAATTTTATTTGATGAGCCAATAGACAATGAGTTCTACACAGATTTTAAAGGAATATTAGGGGAACTTTTAGTTAGGCATCATTATGATCTAAAAGGGGTTAATTATACAACCTCAGCCTTTGTAAAAGAAAAAGGTGTAAGTGATCCAGATCTAATAGTTAACGGAAAAAAGATAGATGTTAAGGGTTGTGAAAGATCTTTAAAGGTAAACATGTTTACAATAGATAAGTTGGAAGTAGACTTTGTATTGTTTGTTCTGTTCTTATCAGATCGCAGATATATTTTATTGGACTTTGAAAAGGATAAGATCAAGGAATGGAATGTGGTTACAATCAATGATAGAAACAAGTATTATGAATACAAGATTGACAAACGGAAGTATAGATATGTCACCCCAGATTTAAATACCCCCAAATAAAAATTTTTTGAAATGAGTAGACTAAAAAGAAAGCCAGACGAAACATTAAAAGAGTGGGTAACAAGAATTAGTAAGAAGAAAAAGGTTTACACCCTAAAGGACGTAGATATACTTCTTTTGACTGTGATCGCAGTAGTCTTACTTTGTGTTACGTTTATAGAGATAGTTAATTTATGATTAAAGACTTTTTAAAGCGTCTAGTAAAAACACGAAGACTTACCCCCATAGAAAAAATTTCCCAACGACTGGGATACATGGGAACAGCGTTTATTATGATATCACCCTATCTGTTAAAGTACGACAGCATGGGAGCGATTACATATGTAATAGGTGGCATCTTATCTCTACCCCAAGTTTTTGTAGCCAAGCAATGGAATATAGTTGCTGTCAATTTGAATGTTATTATTGGTTACCTAATATATTTAATTACACAATGAAAAATCACACTAAAGTATACCATGAAGCATTTTGTATTGATCCAGGAGACTGGATAGGATGCGAAGTGTGTGACAGGACTGCTGTAGATATTCATCATATACACCCCAGAGGAATGGGAGGTTCAAATAAAAAGGACACCCCAGAAAACCTGCAAGCGTTGTGTAGAGAATGTCACAGTTACTTTGGAGATAAAAAACAATTTAAACGAATGCTAACAACTATGCACCATGAAAGACTCAAAGAAATCTACAACGACTGGAACTCAGACTAGTATCCCTGTTGAAAAAATGACTAAACAAGAGATAATGAATACAATATTATCACTTAAGTTAGAACATCCATATCATCCTAGTATACCAGGACTACAAAATTTATTGGATAATTTATAATTTACTTACTGCTCTCTCTAGTTTATCGACTACAGAAATTTTAACACCATAAAGTTCTGGTGCGTTTGAATTATCTAAAGCAGCCAACACATCTAATAATACTTCTATTTTTCTT